GAACTTTGTTCTGAGGTATTCCAACCTAGAGAAGTAATAATAATTTGAAGAGCATCAAGAAACACTTTCTCAAACTGCTTATCATAATCTATGTAGGAGTGCAATTCAAACTCTGGTGGCAACTCCTGACTAAACGCAATAACATCTTCTTGAAATGGATTAGGTTTCCTAACATACACAAACCTAATCTTATCGCCATCACGAATGGGTTGATACTTTCGGTCAAGCCCCATCTTCTTGGTATAGTGATTAAACAATAATGCGCCACGAACATGAATCGGAGTACCCTTAGAATAGATAGGCGAACCAGCGTACTGCTTCATACCATTAACACCTCGAGGGAACGCAATCTCTTCAACAGGTAGTTTCTCAAATTCTTTACGATACTCTAATATGTAGTTCTGTAAATCTGCCTGATTTCCTTTAAGAATAACCTCGATTGAGTCACGCAGTTTATCACGGATAACAGCAGGTGTTGATGACTTAACCATCTCAAGACCCATCACCTTAATCTTTGGCTTGGCGTATTGAACACCCTCAGAGTTATGTACATTAAGGATATATCTTTTCTTCGCAGTCCAGATACCTTTATCCGCAAGAACCTCACGCTTCATCTGCATCTTCTGACTATACGCATTCATATAATCTGCTAGTTCTTGATAACCTGAGTCAATGAATGGTTGGAAAACATCTTCGCATACCTTATCCATAAACTTAATCTTCTGCTCATCAGTCTTACCTTCGCAGGTTTTCTCAACAAGAGTTTCAAGTGTCAAGTAGATTGAGTCAGTATCAATGGCAACTACATAATCTTTATTCTCAGTCTTGAGGGTCTTATTCATGAATGCATTTAACTTATTAGCCATCCAACGAATTGATAACTGACCAGAAAGAGTAATACCCTCAGCCATACGGATATCGAAGTATCGGAAGTACTGATTACCCATCGCACCATAAGCTGAGTTCAACGCAATCTTCATAGCCATCTGAAGGTTGTTCAATCGAGAGATATCCTTCAACAAATGCTTCTTAGTTTTATCGTTCTGATATTCCTGTTCAATCTTCAGCATCTGTTTCTTAAACTTGCTTCGGTCAGTATACATCTTCTCCATCAATTCAGGCATAAACCCTTTGAACTCTTTTGTATAAGTCCAACCATTTGCAGTAAGCGCAAGATCACGTTGCTTAACATATGTAGTATCAATCTCTTTGTTCAAAAGTTTTTCAACACTGACGTTAATCTTTTCCGAAGTCAAAGTTTCTGGACTGATGTTATACTGCATAATCAAATGAGGATACAATGAGTTCAAGTCAAAGGATGCCATCCATTTATGAAGACCAATGATTGGGTCTTTAACATATGCACCCTCGAACTGAGCATCTTTACCTGAGTGTGATTTAGCAGGAACAACAATACCTTTTTTACGCAGGTGGTTATAGATAATTGTATCCCACATACGAACCTGCGAATAAACATCTTCGAAATTAATCTTAGCATTATAAGCCATGGTCAAATGCAGTTCAATTAAACGCATCTTATCTTCAAGTCGATCAACCAACTCTACGTCTTGGATGTTATAGTCCACGAATTGTTGCCAGTGATTTGTATAAAAATCTTTAAATGAATCACCTGGATTTACTTTTTTCTTATCACCAAGTTCTTGCTCAGCGATATAGTCAAGTCGATATGATTCTTGTTTTGAGTAGGTATACTTCTTATAGAGTTCAAGATAATCTAGTTGCGCAATGCCAACGATATCGTAGTGAATCTCTTCATTACCTTTAATGAAAGTTTTACGCTCATTAACATAACCCCATGGACTTAGTTTATTCGATTCACCATCACCAAGTTCACGCTCAATCCTACGGATTAGATATGGCATATCAAAGAAGTCAGTATTCCAACCAGTGATAACATCGGGATGACTCTTAGACCAAAACTCTAGGAATTGTTTTAGAAGTTCATGTTCATCTTTACAATTAACGTAGATTACATCTTCACGTGGGTTGACATAAGTCTTGCTACCGAAAGTAATAATACGTTTCGTTGCAAGTTCTTTAACTGTGATTAGAAGAATCTCTTCATTGGCGGATTTAATATCGGGGAATCCATTCTCAGCGGACGTTTCAATATCAATGGTGAATACTTTGATCTGTTCCATATCCCAATTGACATCATGCTGATAGTTATCGCTGATGTATTGATACGCATAGTTTGAGTTACCATAAACAGAAAATCCCTGTACGCCATCATATCGTTTAATGAAGTCGCGAGTTTCTTTAATAGATCCAGGCTGGACTTCATCAACGAATGTTCCCTCCAGTGTCTTCCACTTGGAGGGTTTCTTTGAAGTCACATAAAGTGTCGGGCTGAATTCAAGTTTGCGTTGGTATCGCTTACCATTCTCAACACCCCTGATGAAAATTCTATCACCAATAGGGTTTACTGAGGTATAAAATTCCATTAATTCTTTCCATACATTAACATCATAGCATCAAGAGCACAATCATGAACAGGGTGATGTTTAATAACTTGCGCTCGCTCAAATAAGGGATGGTTTACATCACAATAACCATTAGTTCCACCACTAAGTAAATCAACAGCAGTTCTAACGTCCCTCCACATATTATACCCAGTAATAGGTTGCATGTCAAGTTTTTTAGCAAGTGAATCAATTACCATTTGATCAAGAGATCCTCTTGCCCACATAGTCTGTCCAATTGCATTTGGAATCTTATTCATATATTCGTGCAACTCTTTGATTGCGTCTTCAGCATACATGTCTACTGAGTTCGCATCGAAAGAAACACTTCGAACATATTCATGCTGGTTTGCCCACCACTCAAGTGTCCCAACATCTACAGTTCGACCAAGACGTTTCGCCTGATCCTTAGCATTCAACTTAACAAAACAAGCAGAGTCCAACAAGTTCTGGTAAGTTGGACGTTTCTCTGGGTCAAAGTGAAGTAATGCTGCCGATAAAATAACAGCATTAGATTCAACACCAAGAGTTTCTACGTCAAATATAAACATTAATAATCCCTCTTTTCACCTTCTTTAGTAAAGAATGTTTTGATCTTTTGTTCATCAGTCCAACTCTTAACATAATCATTATCTACATTGCAGATATGCAATGCTTCTTCTTGAGAAACAACACGATGACTAACAATAGTTTCTCCAAGCCATTCTTGAGAAAACTCTTTTGGTGTCTGCATTGTTACATCATCAAGCGCATATTCAGGATTACTCTTTGGTGCTTCAACCATATAGCGTTCACGAAAAGTTGAAACACACTCAACCATTACCCATACTTTATCATTCATCGCTATCACCTTTCAATGTCATTGCTTTGTTTAAAGATTTCTGCGCATGACGCAGACCAAATTCCATCTCATTCTTTTGTGCTCTCAATACATCTATCTCACGATAGTTCTTTTGACACTGGTCATATAATTCTGTGGTATCTTTCTTGAGTTTCTCAACCCAAGTAGTTACTTTATGAATAGTTACCCAAGTGCCATCTGCTAGTTTAGTGTGTCCATCACGAATGCGTAGTTCATCAGTCCAGCTTTCACCAGTTTTATAACTTGGCATTGGCTCAAATAGAAATAATTCCTGTTGTTCTAGTTTCTGTAAAAGAACATCAAAGTTATTTTCCATATTTTCTTTACCGTAAAACATCATTCATCTCCATCATCAGATTCATCTTCTGCGTCTTTACCATACATCTCAGCATGGATATCGCAAAGAGTTGTATGCCAACCATTAGTATATGTCTTACCTGGAGAACCACAAGTTTCACAAGTACGATAACTCATACTCTCAGCAAATGAAATAAAGTTGTAGTGCTTATCAGTTGCAGCCTGAACATAGAATCTAAGTCCACCAAACTTCTCTTTGACTTGAACAGCAACTGGAACCTTACTTGCTTCTTCTTCCATGATTTGTTTACGGAGATCGATCTCACCCTGTGTGATAATATCACCAGAAGCATTACCATACATCTTCTCGCCAACTCTATCTTTGATAAAATTATAACGACTCTTGGCACCAAGCCATTCGCTACACAAGTTACCACAGAGAACATCGATGATGTTATACCAACCATCACCACAGTCTAGTCCCCAGCACATGGCTGTGGTATGCATATCTGCATTTCGATCTTTAAAGATCAGCGGATACTTTGCACATAGTGCTTCATCAAGTTCTTTACGCATACCAAGTCCTATGGTCTTCAGCTACGTGTTCCATTCCATCATATTCATGGATATGCCACTTAACATCATCTGGAATTTCTACGATAGCAAGGTCAGAGTATTGAGAATTGGCTTTAGTACCCATCTCTTCGATGACTGCGATTAAATCTTTATCTGCTCGATCCTGAGTCATATCATGATCACTCAGGTAGTGCTCATCAACACCAGAATAACCTGCGTCATAATATGTAGCACCGAAATAAATGCCATGACCTTCTTCTCGTTCAACTTTGTCGAATGCAATACCTTTACGATCTAGTAACTTCTCGAATGCTTCATTCGAGATACCGAATCCACCAAAACAACGATTGATTACTACTTTCATTTTATATCCTTTGAGTTATCTGCGATATCTTTATCATTACGAATTTCAACAAAGATTGGAAGGAACAAACTTTCTTCTCCTAACTTATTCTTTATTCTACTATTATACTTGATTGCCACAATTTTGTCAAGTATTTCTGATCCCAAATTCTTGCGATGTGCATCATTGAAACCAGAACCTACGTTTACCTTAATCTTACCATCAGAAGATTCGCAAACAATTGCACCAAGCATACCTGCATATTTGCCAGTACCTTCTTCAATTGCAACGATCTTAAGGTCACACTCAAGTTCACCT